CCTACTATCATTGCCACCGTGTCGGCTGCGTTCATTGTAGCCGTGTCTTTTGTTCCCAACCCTATGCCATTAACGAATCGTGTCTTTGCCGCCGTTGGGGAATACTGCGCCGTTGCGCTTACACTAACTAACAATATTAACCCTAATAAATATCTCATATTTTTATTTTTACTCAACTAAAATTATAACATTTTCACCTGCTACGAACGGAACATCCGTCGGAACGCTTAACGTACCCGCCGCAACGGACCAAGTACAACCATTCGGTGATGGCGGCGCACCGCTATACACTAAAGGTGCAAAAGTAGTTCCACCGCGTGAGCCGTAAATCATTGTTGCACCTATGCCTGTACTAAATAAATGCGATGTTTCGTCGCCCGATGCCGTCCATTGTAAAACGTAAACCGTTGTGCCACCGATGACGATTCCGCCTGGTGTTATTTGTGTTCCTGTCGTCGAATACGCGCCCGTGCCTTGTAACTTGCACGAATAAGTACCTAACGCGTCGTATGGCCCGTTAAGCGTAAGCGATGCAAGATTAACGTTTCCATTGATGATTACAAGACCGCCCGTCGTTCCGTTATCGATAACGAATTTTACTAATATTGTTGTTCTATTTTGTTGCATTTGCAATAAATACAAATAATTGTAATTATCTAAAATTACAAGACCATCACAAGAAATCTGCCACGCGGCAATATTAGGTCTATATTCTCGATACCAAGCCGATGTTTGTGACGTTACCTCTTTTTGGTCTATTTGCACATCGAAGGCGCACGAAGTCGAACACGCGAAAGGTATGTCGGTATTAGTCACGGTGTCGTGATAATAAAGAACCATATTTGAGCCTAATACTGCATTCATTTTATGTATCTTTTAAGTCTAAATCAATAAATGAGCCTGTTCCGCCCGTTAAGTTTATGTTGCTAAAAGTAATGGGGCTGCCTAAAGAATCAGCGTAAATAGTGTTTGGATTTATGAAAACGCTAGTTGTTGATGTTGGTGTGTAACCTGTATAATCATACTCAAGCAACGAATTTGTATCACCTGTGACATTAATAGCGGGCGACCAAGTGTAAATTTGACCTGGTGAAAGTAATCCACTTGAACCCAATACCAATATTCCATCAATATAAATGTTTGTGATTGTAATGCTTTGCGTTGTGCTTCCGTTTTGCACTCTGAACGTTCTAATGTATGAAGGTGTTGCAGGTTGTGCATTGTCGTAAGTCACTACTATTGTTGCTGCTTGATTAATATTTGTAATTTCTAATAATGTTGCGCTTATTTCATTCATTTTAAAATCAATCGTTGTATTGCCAAGCATATATTTTTTACCTGTTACGCTTATTTGCACGGGATCGGTATCGCTTGCCGTCATAACATTGTTACCCGAAAAACGTGACGCACCCGAACCCATACCAATAATGTTGCCTTGCATATTAATAATGTTCTTACGATACATATTAACATTATTTTTTATCATTAACTCGGCTAAAGAACGAAATATTTGTAAAGGTCTTTCATACATAAACCAATTCAACCACGGATTTCCGTAAGAATCATTTAATAAACCATTAAATGCAAAGTATCCGTCAAAATTAGAACTGAATCCATATTGTAAATCAACCGTTTTTGAGTATTGATTTGTTGCGTTTATTTCACTTACTATTTTAACCGATTTAAAAGGCGATTCAAACGTTGCATTAAAGTCGCTTATTGCCATCGTCTTGTCCGTTGCCGAATTAATTTTAATACCATACGTTAAACGTCCTGTTACGGGTGCGGCGGTTGTTGTGTGTGTGAATACCGAAGTTAAGTTTGTTCCCGCCGTTGATTGTCCTGTAACTCCATAATAACTACTTGATGCGTCGTTTATAAATGGTATCCAATTATTGCCATTGTCCAAATAATAAACCGCACCGCTTACCGTTGTAATCTTCATTACAATAAAACAGTTCGTTCCAGTTGATACTGTTAATTGATAAAAAGTTAATCCAAATTTAAGTCTGTCATTTTGCGCAATATTTGGCATTGTTACGTTAGTTAAAAAAATACTACCCGTTGAGCCGATTGACATTTGCCAAACAACATAGCCAGGATAAGTCGTCGTGTTAATCACAAGACTTCCCGAAGAAACTATTTTATCCCACCCATTTGCTTCGGTTGCGCCATCATTGTTCTTCATACTTCCGTTATTGACATAATTGTCATAAAACTGAATAGAATTAAAATTGCGTAGATTGTTAAATCCTTTTTTAAGTATTTTTAATTGAGTGTTATCGCACCATATTAAATCGCTGCCAATATTTTTATCAAAATTTATATTTCCGTAACTTATTACGCTTGTTCCCGCCGCGTTGTATTCGGTGTAATATTGATTTGTATCGGCCGCTTGATTCATTTGAACGACATTCCATTTTGCGCGAGATTGAAATATACGACATCCAAAAGTTGACAACACACCACGCAAAACATCCAAACAATTATTATAAACGCCGCTTGTTAAAATATTAGTTAACGCCGTGTATGTTTGGTTCAATGGTTCTGCGCTGCCTACTGTGGCGCGTGTAGACATTGCAATGTTGTTACTTGCATACATACTAATAGAAGTAAACACGTTAAGCGGTGTTTCGTATGCAATAGTTGATAAAGACTGACAAATTAAATATAAAAAAGACTTATACGAATTTATGTTTGTTATTGCCGCTTCGGGAAATGCTATGTCTTGAATCAACGCCAAACCATCAACGGCATTAAAAGTTAATTCTTTGATGCCAGTAGTGAACGCAAAGTTTACATAATCAGACAATGCCCAACCTACCCATTCAAGCGTTGCGCCTTGATATAAATTACATAAGTATTTTCTATCGTTAAGCGTAACAAAATCGGGCATATTGTTTAAGTCAGTAGTCACATCAATTCCTACTTGTAATTGCGACGCGTAGACAACCTCAAACGGATCATCTGAAGTTGGTATGTATTGTAGTTGTAAAGCCGTTCCTTTGTACTCTATAACGTCGCCAATGTAACTATCTTCAAGCATCTCTAACTTAACAATAACGTCGGCTAGTGTTGCGTATGTGATTCGATATTTTACCGCGTATGCCATTAGTTGCCTCTCCTTAAATTTAATGCGACGTTAGACCTTTGTAATGCCAAAACTAAATCATTCCCGCGTAACGTGAACTCACCTCTTTGCCCACTTGTATCTTGTGAACTATTACCCATTGAAGTGACCGCACCCGCATTCATAGAATTGCGCACTAATCCGCTCATTTGCGCTGGTGTTAAGATTGCTTCCGTTCCGTGTAATAATTCCATATGTCCGCCTTGTGGGCCTTCTGAAATACCGCCTTTTGCTTTACCTAATCCAAGAAAACCTTTAAATAAACTCATAAATCCGCCACCACTTCCGCCCGCTACATTTCCACCTGGTAATACGCTTAATATGGCTTGAAACACTAATGCTTTTATTGCCGCTTTTGCAATGTCCTCGGCTAGTTTTTTAAACATATCGCCAAGTGCTTGACCTAGATTTGCGCCATTTTCCATTGCAGTGAACAAATTATCTATTTGTGGCCCTACAACGGACATTATTTGTTGCGTTTGTTGCAATGCAGCATTAAATTTATCTAATCCATTGCCCGCGTTAAGTTGTTCTTTTTGTAATCCACCACCTTCGGGAAGGATTTTATTAATCATTCCTTGTTGTGAAGGAAGTTTTTTATCTCTTTGTATTAATTTTTCTTGATTAAATACCTGCCCAAATTCACTAAATCTTGGTTGTAATTTTAGTAATTCTTGACCAAATTCAGATGCTGCCTTTCCGCCGTCTTTAAAAAATGTTTGTAATGTTCTTACATTTAATTCACCAATCTTTTTTTGAAATTCATCTAAAGTCATTGCGCCTTCCATTAGCATACTAACTAATGCTTGCGTGTCTGCTTTATATGTAGTTTTTAATTTTTCAAGCGGTGATATTTTTTCTTTAGTTGTTGGTTGTTTAGTAATATTAATATTAAATTTTTTTGCAATTTCTTGGTATTGATCTTGAAAACTATTTGCAATATTTAATAAATCTTTAGATTCTTTATTTGCTTTATCAATATTATCTTGTCGTGTTTTATCTCTTGCATCTTGTAATTTTTTTTCTGATTCGGGAGTTTGTAGTGTAACACCTAAATTTTTATTTTTAAATGTCATACCAAAAATCACAGTTTCGTCTTTTGGTTGCGCAGCTATTTTTGTTGCCTCAAATGCTTTTTGTGCTGCTTCTTTGTATGCTAATGTTGCCGCAGATTCAAACAACATCATTTGAACAAATGCTGGCCCTTTGTCAATTAAATTCTTTTGAGCAACTGCAAATGAATCAGTTTTTCCTAGCGCGTCACCTAATGTTTTATTGTATTCATCTAATGCAGTTTTTTGACTTATTGTGCCGTCTTTTGCAAGTTTAAACGTTTCATTTAATGAATTTACGTCTGCGTTTGCTTTTACAAATCCTTCACCCGATTTGCTTAATATTTTAAAAGCGGATTCTGTTTCTTGCTTAAACAAACCCATTTCTTCAACAAGCGAGGCCAATCCTTCAAATGCCAAACCAAACAAACCCGCAAGGCCTATGCCTGGCAAGATGTTTGCAATATTTCTTAATCCACTAAATGCTTTTTGTAATCCGCCACCCATTTTATCGGTAGCCGTTGCCGTATCTGCGCCTAATTTAGAAAATGCTGCTTTTTGATCGTCAATTTGTGCGGTAACGCTTTTTATTTCCGCACCTAGTTTTGTAATTCTAGCGGGTTCGGTTGCTTGATTTAAGCGTTCTTTTAATAAACTTAAACGAGTGTTTAAGTCGCCTAACGATAATTTAAATTTATCAGTTTCGGCCGCCGTTTGCTGCAACGATGTAAGTGCGCCTTTGTTGTCGGCCGTGATGACTATTTTGAGAGTTTCGGTTGCCACGGCTAATTCTTTTTAGAGTATAAATTTATTGACCTTTTAATTTCCTCGGGTGTCAATGGTTCTCCCTTATATTCAGGCTCGTCAATCGGTAACGGGTGAAATCTATTCTCATTCATTTTAGTTTTCTCACCACTACCCATCAAGTAAACCATATACGCAACCCGACGCGTGCGCGCCCATTCGTTTGTTTCCGTTCTTTGATGTGCGATAGAATAGATTGACCATTCACGCCAAGTCATAGACCAAAACTCGTCAATGCTTATTCCACATTGAACGGCTTGAACTAGAACATCATCCCACGTTAACTTCCTTCTACGACGTTGTTTTTTTTTTCGTCAATAGTTTGTTCTACATTTTGCTCACCTGGTAAGGGTGTCACCGTGTTAACGGTCGTATTAACAACGTATTGAAAAAAGTCAATCATCGGCCCTTCTTTCGCTAATATTCCACCGCACTCGTCTACCCAATCCCCGAAATCAAATTCGGTGTATTCGACAGGCCCACGCACTGCGCATTCCGCAGCCGCTTGTAAGAATATAGCAATCTTTCTAAAATCGTAGGCAGAACCTAGCAACGATCCAAAGAAATCTTCGAGCGGCAACGGGTTTTCTTTAGTTCCCGCTAACTCGCACGCCCTTCGCATCGCCCAAGTTCCCCACTTTAGGGGAACGATTCCGCTTTTAAGTTTTAGTTCAAACATCTTAATAAGTCATTGTTTGTAAGAATGGTGGGTTTGCATTTCTAAACGTGATAGTGAAAGTCATCAACGCGTCGAATGGTGCAACCAATTCAAACTTTGTGATAAAGCAAGTACCGCTATAAACGACGTCGCCGCTTGTTGGTGATGCTTTACCAAACTTAACTGGGAATTGAACTTTTTGAGAAAACAAATCATAAAGTTGCGTGTAACTGTTAACGGTGTTTGCGCCGTCTTGGTCAATAGCGTTTCCTTCGCCACTGATTGTGTCTTCAAACTTTGAACCTGGAAGCCATTTGTTTCCGCATTTGCTTGATCCATCAAGTTCGGTAAGCGATGCGCTAATAGTGTTTGTTTTTAAACAAGCCATTGGCACAAAAGTGCCACTACCAGTGCGGTCAATTAATACAAGGATGTCCGTTCCATTAATTTCTAATTGTGCCATT